GCAACGTGCCATATTGCGCGGCGTAATCATCCAAAAACTGCTGCGCGTTGCTGTCGCTGATGTTGTCGTAACCGAGGCTGAGCTTTGCGTTGGTGCGACGGCTGCCGTACAGGATCCGCACCTCAGCGCCAGATTGCGAGTTGTAGTTTTTGACAGGCCATGCACCAGGGCTAAATTCGCGGCTGGTTGGCGTCAGCGTCGGAAAAGCCATTACTCCAGCACTCGGAAATTGCCTTCAGTCAGGACGTCCTTTGCCACAATGCTAACGCCGCTGGAATCAACAGGCACTTCAACTGCAGTAATATTCACCAGTCCATCCTCGTCAAGCGTTAGCTGCTCGACTTGGTAGACGGAGACGCCGGTTTCCAGGCTGAGCAACGTAAAGAGGCAGCCATACAGTGCAGTGTCCGCAACGGTGTTGCTTGTGATCGTGATGCGCTGCTCAGTTACGGCTCCTGTCGTTGGGTTATAGATCAGTGCATCGTAGTTACCGTTAGCAATTGTGCTGATGCTGCGCAGCGTACCGGCGTCAGTAATACCGCCATTGTTGGTAGCGCTGTAGGTCGTGGCTTCGGTAATCACGCGGATGTAGGAGCCAGGCTGGATGCCTAGTGCATCGGGCACCGTCTTGAAGCTGACCGTATGCGTGATGCGGCGACGGATGCTCAGCAGGAACCGAGCAGTCTTCAGTGCCTGAGCGCGGTTGGTGCAGAAGTCGGTCAGGTCGAAAGCTTGCTGAGTTGTAGCGCGATCACGCTCGGGAATGTCGTTCCAATCCACCAACGCTGATGCCTGCGTCGGCAGATCGTTTTCGACAGTTTCACGCCAGCTAACCAGTGCGCGGAAATTGGCACGCTGTGCAGCGTCGATGTACTGCACCTGCAGGCTGTCTTCGATGATGTTGCCGGCGGTGAAGATCTGCTCTACCGCAATGGGGCGAGTACTGATCTGGTAGTTGCTGTCATAAGGCAACGCCGGCATCATGCCGAAACGACCGTTTTTGATGGTGAAGTTGCACAGCTGCAGCGCAGCGTTGTCGTACAGGAACGAGCGCAGGCTTTCGCTGTCTTCCACAACACCATCGAAGAACATTTTGTTGGCACGCTGGAAGTGCGCTGCAATTGTGAGTGATTCAATGTCGATCAACTCTGATGGAACGATGTTGCCGACGCCTTGGCTACGACTTGTCAGCAGGTAGTAAACCAAATCCGCAAAGAGATTGCTGGGAGCGTTGTCGCCTTCGATCAGGCGGTAAACATTGACTCCAGCTGGCGACCATGCACGCAGTTGACCAATACCGTTGATCTGCCCGTTGGATTTAACGGACAAACCAAGGGTGCTCATACTTGTGTATTCAGGCGTAACGTCGTTGGATATGCACTCGTTGACATACACGATTTCATGCTCAGGGCCAGATTCGTTCGATTTTGTTAATTCCAAGTAAAAGCTGGAATCCGCAACTTGACTTTGCTGTTCAAATACTCTTTCTTTGTTTTTGAGAGGATTTTCGACGACATCAGAACGGATAATCCCCAAGCCCGAAACAGTGAACTGGATGTAAACCCTGTTGTAACCGCTGTAATAAGAAAATACGTTACCCACTTCTATTTCGTGTTGGATTGGATCTCCAACGCTCCAGGTGCCTGTTGCATCAGTAACCGTGAACCGCCAGTTGTCCCAACGCCAGCGGGAGCCGCGTACTTGTTCATACACCGCAGAGTTCGATGTCGCCATCGAGGTGGCAGTCAAAGTCACCCTTAGTGTTTTTGTTCCGCCAAAGCGGCTCATGAAGAAACTGGTGGAAACCGCTTGTCTGCGCTTGGCGTCTGCATTGCCCAGAAGCTGCGTCAGCCAAGCTTGAATTGTAAACGTCGCATTACCAGTGTTTGACTGGTTATTTGAGATATAGATCGAAGTCGGTCCGCTCACCTCGGTGACAATCGGCTCCGCGTCTGACGGATCCGTGTACATCTCTTCGTTGGCTACGATTGCCGCCTGGAATACCTCCTTGCCGCTAGTAGTAATACGAAAATCTCCGTAGCGATTGCCGTATGTCTTGCCGATAATTGTTTGAGCGCTGCCATTAAGCTGGAGCAGCACATCGTTGGCAGCGTAGTTACTTGCAATGTCTGTGCCAGTAACAGGCACAAAGCGATATTCGTAGTAGCCGCTAATTGCGGGCTTAATTCGCAGCCAGTTATACTGCTCCACAGGTGATCTACCAGTGACGCAAAAAGTAATTGGAATTCTGCTCCAAGGGTTGTTGGGTTGCCCGTATTTATTAACAGGGCGGACAAGGACAATAAAGCACGATGTCCGTGCAAAATACTTGTCCATCTTTGGCGTTGTCACGCTGATGTCTTTCTTATCAAATTTGTACAAAGTGCCTTGCGACGGCACAGCATTAAAGTTGCATAATCCTGAGGCTTTATTCCATACCACCGATCTGATGCCGAACTCGATCGTGTCAGCATCCCGGCGGACTTGTCTAATGCTTGCCTGATACAACTGGCACAGCGTGTGAAAAGCCGCGCCGCAGTGTTTTTCGGGGTTAAAGCCACCGTTGACATAGGGCGGTGTATCGTCCGGGCCGTCGTAGCCGGCTATCTCAGTTCTTACTGTTTTGGTGCCTGCAATGCCGACAGTTGCTGTACCAAGGGTTGCTACACACTCAAGGGTGATCGACTGCGCGCCACCGTCAGGCTCCCAAAACGCTTTTCTGCGCGCTACGACAACCCAAATTGAGGCATTGATAATCCAACGAGAGCCTATGGTCAGTAGCTCATCAGCCCGCTGCCGCCAAGCAATTGCTGAAGTTTTTAAATCTTTTAAATCGACAGTTGTTTTCTTGCCGTCATAAGTAAAATCAGACCCCTGAAATTCCTTCCAATTTTTTGCACTAATTTCAAAAACAATTTGGTCGCCGCCTGCGATATTGACAATAGTGCGATCAGAAATGGCATTTCCATTGGACGTACCGCTATGCGCCACTAACCCCATACGACGTGAGTACTGTCTGCCGACGCCGGGCTGTCCTTCTTCTCCGTTTTTTTCGTGTATTTCGTCAGCTTTAGCGCCGGCAATTTTTCTACGGCGTGCGCGCAGTTCAAAGCGCTCGTCTTTATACTCTGATCCTTCGGTAGTTGAAAAGGGGGCGCTAATCACTTCCCAATTAAACCTGTACCCTGTGCCATTGTGGATCGGATTGGCGGTCCCGAATTGCGTTTGCCCCGAGGGGTTGTACGCCATTGAGAATCCACTGCTGTATTCTCCGTCAAGCGTTGGCGCTGTAAATACTTGATGATTTAGCGTGGCTTCGGCAGTTCCAGCGATGCGAGCACTAGGACGGTTGTTGCCGGCAGAAGAAGACCAATACAGCGCAAAATCACGATCACCCAAGTTATCAAGTGCCGTTGTTCCAAGGCGGATGCCGCCAAGTTCTGGTGCGGCTATTCCGTATTCGCCTGTTACATAGACGCCCTCAAAGCGCTGAAAATTGCCGTAGCTGAACAGCCTGCTCCACACCAAAGCAGGCGCCAAGATCAAGCCGCCGGTTAGCGCACCATCGCTGCCAGTGCCGCGTTTGCCGAAGGGGATCGGGATCGGCTGCCCGTATTCCGCCAGGCTGCTGACGTTATCGAAACTGGTGGTTTGATTGAAACGTGACGGTCCGATCTGGTCAGCGAGCTTTTTGCCCTTGATCTTGGCGGGCGATTCAAGCGCTGGTGCCTTGGGTGCCAGCAGGATGCTGACTGCGGTAAGAGCCAATCCAATCGCAACATTAACTGCGATAGTGGTGGCCACGCTTTTAGCGCTTACGACAGCAGCAGCAACCACCGGAACAACGGCTGCGTAAATTTCAGGAATATTTTCATACTCTGCTGGACGAACATAACTGCGCTGCACCGCATAACGAACAAGCGTTTTGTATTCGTCTTCGCTGCACCCCAGCGCTTCGATCAGCGCGATTTCATACGGTAAGAGCGGCGGATCGTAAAGCTTCCCACCGGTTTCCAGTCCACTGCGGAAATGAAGTGGTTTATGAACAGAATTCCACTCTGCCATTGGACTCCGAATTCAGGTGGCTTGGCGCCGAACAGAATGATGTCCCCATCGTAGGCGGGGGCGTCTAGGGTGTCGCAGTACAGCGTTAATTCGCGCAAAATACCACGCGGACTGAGCTTGTACCAGTGATCTGCAACTGCGGGCGGATTTTTGCCTAAAGCCTTGAGGGCATCGACAACAAGGTGGATGCAATCGTCTCCGCCATATTCGTAGTTACGACCGATCAGATGCTCACACACTGATTTGGGCTGTGAACGGGATGCTGCCAACTTGCCAGCGGTGCAGTCGACGGCCGGGGACGTTGGCTTGGACGGCGTCAAGCACTGAGTTCAGGCTGACTTGAATGTTGACTTCATCCCAGCCGCCGCTTGAACAGGTGCCCCAGTAGTTGTAAAGGGTGCGCTGGACGGCTCCCGTAGAAGGCTCCCAGAGCACCGTGGTGACCTTGGCAACCCATAGGTTATC